TCGGTCATCCCTTCGAGAATCTGGTCGACACCCTTGTAGCCCATATCGTCAGCAGCCTTCTGCACGAAGCCAGCCTCGATGTAGTTCTGTGCGGCGTTGTTCGGAGTGTTCTTGTCCATGTACTTGACGATGCTGGATGCACGGCTCTTGTCGAGCAGGGAGTTCGTAGGAACCCCGGTTTCCATTTCGCTGATGAGGTTCTCGTGGAACTCAGGCATCACCTTGTCCACTTCTCCGCCGTGAGTCTGCAAGGAGTTGTACTGCTTCACGGCCTTGAGCGTCTCCTTGTCCGGCTTAGTCCAGAGTCCGTCGGCGATGACCTGGTCTAGCTGTGCCTTGCCCATCTCGCTCATACCCGGCTTGCCCTTGCTTCCCGGAAGGTAACGGTTCAGCCGTCCGAACTTCATTTCGAGTGCCTTCGGTGCGACGACATTCGTCAGGGAACCGAGCAATGCGTCGGACTCGCGGTATGCGGAACGGTCTAGGTTCTCTTCCGGACTGTAAGCAGCGGCATCAAGAGCCTCCATCGCGTGGGGGACGCCGACAGTGGCAGCAGCGTAGGCTCCGCCGTTCAAAATCTTGCTAGCGATGCCGGGAAGACGGGCGAGACGACCGATTGCCTTCGCACCGCCGCCGAACGGCAACGCCATGAGCACATTCTCAGTACGGTCGAGTGCCCTGTCCTTGTCGGTAGGAACACGGCCTTCCGCACGGGCCTCTGACTCACGCGGACTGATTACGGCGTCAAGAATCTTGTTGACGGTGCTTCTGTTGTCGTAAGCCTTCTGTGCGGCGTACTCGCGGTTACGCTTTTCCACTTCCAGACGACGGCGAAGGAACTCGGTTCCTCCCTGACCGTACACATCGTTGATGGCGACATTCCAGTTGCGCTTTATGTTGTCCGGAGTGTTCGGGTCGTTGTATGCAAGGTAGAGCTGGTCTCCGGCAGTCAGCGTCTTGTTGCCAATCTTCTGGTCGGTGAAACCGGCTGCAGTGGCGAACGACTGGAGGTCGTACACCTTTCCCTTGCGGTTGATAATCTTCACGAGCTTTACGCGCTGGTCTGCGTCGTCATAGACCTTGGCGTCGTGGAGCTGCTGGGCCAGTGCGGACATCCTTTCGTCACGCGTACCCTTCACGTCCAAGTCGCCGTTCTCCGCGAGCCAGTTGATCTGCGCTTGCGTAAAGTTCTGGTGCAAAAGGTCGTTGTTAGTCATCGTTAGTCTCCCAGTGCGTCGGCAACGGTCTTCTTGTTACGCTTGTTGCGGAGAGCGTCACCCTTTTTCTTCTGGCCTTTCTTCTTGAAGTCTTCGATTATCTTGTCCCAGGCCTCCATGCCGCCCATCCTAGAAGTAGCACCGGCGTCGGCGAGTTCTTGCATCTTCGCCTTGAACAAAGGAATCGACACGGACAACGCCTTGTCTATCTGGTCGCCGTTCATACCGGCCAAGTACATCAGGTCGGTATTGAGGCTGTTCTCAAGAGCGTCCATCTTGGTCTGCGCATCCTTCTTAGCGGCCTTGGCCTTCTCTTCCTTCTGCAAGTCTTGCTGGAACGAGCTGACCAACAAACTCTGCAATGCGCCGGGCTGTCCACCCATCGCCATCATAGCGGCCACTTGCATACGCGGGTCTTCACGCATCCTAGCCTTCTTGGCTTCGATGCTTTCCTGAAGCTCCTTGATACGCTGCATGTCGGCAGCCTTCTCGGCTTCCTGTGCGGCTTGCTTCGCCATCGCCTCCTGGTACGCGCCGGAAGTTCCGAGCTGTTCGCCCAGAGCCATCCAGTCGTATGCCCTCGTCGCATTGGCGTTGGCCTTCTGCAGCTGTGCCAAGTCCTGCGCGTCTTGCCTTGCCGCTTCCATACGTACAAGCTCTTCTTCGTTCGGATGACCGCCCATCCAGCGGAATTCCATACCCTGTGCCATACAAACTCCTTAATACAGTTTGTGCGTAACAGCCCATCCGCCGTTACGGTTAAGTTCCCTTTCGATGTCCGGCGCTGTAACAAGACGCTGCGCCTCGCGTGATGCCTCGTAACGGTTCGGGCCGCCACGGTAGCTGTACCATTTACCTTTGTTGCCGAACTGGATGCTGATGCTGTTGTCCGGGTTGATTCGGATTCCGCTCATCATGTTCGAAGTCGGCCTCGTGGCACGACGAGGCTTCAAGTCGTCCCAGAACTGCGGCAACGCCTTCTCTTCCTCGGCACCCTTGGCGATTGCCCACTGCATCTGCAACGGATCCATGCCTGGGCGCAGATACTTTGTCAGTGCTGCACGGTGTTCCTCAAGCGACTGCATCCTTGCCGCCTCTGCATCCTCGCCGAAGACGGTGTTGAACGCGGTAGAGCCGGGGAAGTAGTTCACCGGGTAGACGAACGTTCCGCTCGACGGATACTCGTCCGGAAGGTCTAGGATCTGTGAAGCCAGTATTGCCATGACGTCTAAATTATCTCAGATTGAGTAACAGCGGATTGAGCCCGTTCATTACGTTGGTCGCACCGTTCTTGCCTTGGTACTTGGCAAGTAGCTGTTCGAGTTCTTGCTGGTCAGCGTCGGCGAAGTACTGGTCGTACATACGGGCCATGAACTCGTCTTGCTTCTTCTGGCGAGCGATGTCGTTAAGCTGCTTTTCCTTGTTCAGATTGAACTGGTCACGCTGCAGCATGTAGTTGCGGTTTGCGTTCTGCTGTGCGAGCTGGTTCTGTTCACGCTGCATAGCCATGCGCTGTGCTTCAGTAGTCTCAAGCCACTTCTGCTTCTCGTCTGCCCTCTGGTTCTCGCCGCTCTTGATAAGACCAGCAGCGATAGAGTCTAGACCAGACAAGAAGTCCTGACGGTTGCCAGCTGCTACCTTGTCCGGATCTCCGACGGTCGGCATGCGCCAATTCCAATTAACGTTAAGTGCCATGTTCCTTTCTCCTTACATTCCGAAGATGCCGCCAATGATCTTGCCTACGCCGCCGAGGATAGAGCCAGCGCCGCTGTTCTCTTGCATAGCCAAGTTCGTCTTGGCCTGGGTGAGGTCGGACTTTGTCTGCAAGTCTGCGTTGTTCTGCGAAGCCATGTTGCTGTAGTAGTCGCCCATCGCATTCATGAGCTGGTTGCGGTCGTTGCCGTAGAGGTTCGACATGGTTCCGAGGTTGCCGATGTAGTTCTGCTTCGACTGCTGCCCGGCCTGCCATTCCTGCAACTGCTGTGCACGGTCGCGCATCATCGTGTCGAACGCCGTCTTCCAGGATTCCGTGGCCAACGCCTGCTGCTTGGCCGCCATATTGTTCATGAAGTCGCTGGAGAACAAATTCGCGCCGCCCATGTTGCGCATCGACTGCATGGCGGCATCTGCCCTCTGGTTGGCGAATTTATCGTAAAATTTGTTAAGATCTTGTTGATAAGTGAAGGATTCTGGCCCTTCGCCTATCGCCTGTTCATATCTGGCAAGTGCGTCGTTGTACTTTCCGGCATTTTCGCCGTACATCTGGTTCGCCTTGCCCATGTAGTCGTTGTAGAGCGAACGGTTCTGGGAACCCACTTGGTTCGCTTCCGCTAGCAAGTTGTCAAGCGAAGCCATGCCAGCTTGCACTTGCTTACGGTTGGACAGACCTAGCTGTTCACCTAACTGGTCTAAGAAGCCGTACCCTGCATCGCCCAGTCCGAATGGATTCGCAACCACCGAACCAGCGTCGCTCATGCTGCCAATTTCCCACGGATATTTAGCTGCCATAATTTAATTACTCCCTTGTCCGAAGACAACAATTCGGACAAAGCTGCTCTGTCCGTCAATAACTATGCTGGTGGAACCGGGCTTGACCATCTGCTTGGTGCTGCCGCCGTCCCACACGATATCTGCGAAGGTCTGCTGCCACACTGTAAGCGGAAGCATCGCAGTCCCTTCCTCGCAAATCTTTTCCATTGTCGTAAACAGCGGACACGAAACGATGTGCCAGCCGTTCTTCATATACTCGACCCAGTCGCCGGACAGCACTTGGCGCACCATCTCAAGCGGCTGGTTAAGGTTGATAGATCCACCACGATACATTAGATCATCGCTCCAGTCTTTGCAGCACGGACGTCGCAGTCGGTGAGTACAAAGTCCATAGGTTCAGAGAACGTTATACGGATAACCGCAAGGCGCACCATACCAAGCGCATGCCAGCGCACACGATGGGAATAGTCGCCAGTCACGCCGAACGAGGCCGAGCGCATGTTTCCGAAAGTGTTTCCGCCGTCCTTCGACACTTCGAGCATGACTTCCGGACGTTGTGTGTAATCGGGGCAGTGGCCCACGTTGCATTCGAGCGCAAGCTCTTCCATGATGAAAGGTCTGTTGTCGCTCACGAACACTGGGCCTTGACGGTGGCGGATGACTGGCATCTCGACCTCGTCCTTCCACTGCTCCGTCCATCCGGTGAAGTGGCAGAACAAGCCGTCGTTGGTGAATGCGTAAAATTTCTCGCGCCAATATGCGACACCGCCAACGCGCCACTGCTTCTCAAGTCCAGTGTTGCGGTCACGGCTTGTGCGCTGGTGCCATTCCTTCGTGGTCAAGTCGTACGTCCAAGTCTCACCGATGGTGTTTGCTTGCAACGTAACGAACATGTGGTGCGAAGTGCTGTAAGGGAACATGTACGCTGTGTCAGTGATTTCGGACTCCAGCTTTTCGTCGAGCCACTGGTCGCTTATCACTTGGAAGTCCGTTCCGGTAGCGGCCATGATGCACTTTCCGCGCTGCTGGCCAGACGAAACGAAGAACACTGTCGTGCCTACTTGGCACAAACTATTCGGAGATTCCAGACCGAACGAGCTGACTGCTGAGAAGTAGAGGTCAGACCACGTGTTGTACTCCGACCCCTGATAGGACTTGACTTCGACCGACTTCGGGCCGAACACGTAAAGGAACGAGCCTACACTGATCAAGCCGTTGACGCAGTCGCTAGATCCAGTCGAGAGGAAAAACATTTGTACGTGATAATTGTCGTAGAAGCACCAGTCGTAAGAATCGACGGACATCTTCTTGACGGTGATTCCGTCCGGCTCGTACTGGACTTCACCGTTGAGCAAGTCGAACACTTCTCTTGTAGGTGAAGACAAAGGATAACGGATAGAGTAATACACATAGCCGCTCTCAGTATCGTTGATCACGATGCATCCATCAATCACGGCAACGTGGCTTGGCTTGACCATGTGCCCGTCATTCTCGACGGCGACTGGGAGCTGAACCTTGCGGTATTCGCCAGTGCTTAGGTTGTACGCATGAAGGTTGTAGCCGTCTGCGCACAACATAATAGGAGTAGGGCCGCCAGTTTCGGCGAAGCACACACGCTGGGAACCGGGGGCAATGTTGAACAACTTAGTCTTCTCGTTCTCCTTCAAGCGGTACACAATGTTGCCCATAGCGGCGAACATGTCTTCAGTGCTGCGCTCGGAATCAAGGCCACGAGTTGATACGTACGTGCCACGGCACTTGCCGTTAATCTGGAAGATTCGCTGTAGGCCAGGAACCGATTCGAGGAAGCTAACGGATCCGTTATCCGAATGGAACATGTTGACCGAAAGCTCAGTACCTTGCACAGCAGGATACTTTGCCTTGTTGGTGGAGCCGACGAGTAGGTTGATGACTTTAGATGTAGCCATTGTAACTCCTTACGCGATAGTCAGACCTTCACCAGCCAGACCGTCACAGTAGGACTTGTCATAACTTGACATCAGTCTGGTTCCGTTCTCCATCATTCTGTTGTTCAAAGTATTTCGGTCTATCATTGCCAATGCGGCATTCTTCTCGCGGCTGATTTCCGGCTGGTAGTCCGCTAGCTTGAACTGGATGCACATCATTTCTGCCAGCGAGTAAAGTATTGCGTCATGGTACAACGGAGATATAGGAATTGCGTCGGTCAGCTTTAGAGTCGGGATGCGTCGATTTATGAACACCTTTATAGCTGAAAAGGCAGCACCGTTGAGCGACAGTTTTCCGACCAAACGGTTGTGCGGCGTGTGGTCGTGAGGAGTGGTCTCAGCAAACACCTGATAGCAGTAGTGTGTCGGCAGAGTCATCGAAGTGACTGCGGCCATGTCTTGCGGGTTCGTTCCGTACAGCTCAAGCCAGCGGATTCCCACTTTACGGCTAACGCCGACAATGGCTTCCGGTGGCTCCATGTCGATGACGATCTGACCTTCCGGTACAATCTCGCCGTCTTCCAGCTTCTTGAACTGAATCTCACCAGCGGCATTCGCTTCGACCGTTTCTAAACACGAGCTAAAATAGTTGTCATTGTTCAGCTTGGCGATTGTACGGTTCAAAAGGTTGAGGCAAGAGGCCGCGACGGTGCCGTCAACGGCTACCCCTAGCCCAGTCATCAAGCACAGTTCGGCAGCTTCTTGTATAAGTGCGTTTACGCTTAGCATTTGACGCTCCTAGATAAAAAGTCTATATTACCCATCACCTATAACTATGCGAGGTAGAGATGACTGCAACAGTGTACAGCGCTTTAAGCGGCAAACTTGCCGGAAAGCACCCTACTCTGAGCGTTCTGGTTAGGGAGGATGGTATGGTAAAGCTATCGACTGGTTGGAGAAGGGGCATCAAAACCTGTAAAAGGTACTTCCGAACGAGAATTCGTGGGAAACTTTATTTTGTACATAGACTAGTAGCTGAAACTTTTATTCCAAATCCGGAGAATAAACCCACAGTAGATCACATAAACAGAGACCCGTCCGACAATAGTGTGAAAAACCTAAGATGGGCTACGTACAAAGAACAATGGAGGAATACCTCTCGATGGGATACTGCAAAGACACACGGGAATTCTGAAAGGTGCCGCTTGTGGCTTCAGGAAAAGAAGAAAAAGAACGCCTTCGCCTAAAGACCAAGAGAGAAAACGCTGACCCGGCTATTCGTGCGCATAAGAATGAGCTCAGACGTATTAACAGAGCAAGAAAGAAGGCCGAGCAAGAGGCCCGGTCTTCTTAATTTGTATGTTACTTTACGTACAAAGTGTCTAGCACTCCGTGAAAGTCACAACGTTGCGACGCGGTTCGAACACAGTAGCGATGTAGGACACATCGATACGAGTCATTTCAACACCGTTCTTGCCGTCACCGAAGCTCATAGCCTTGAGAACAACCGGGCCGTCGTTACCGACATTTTCCCTGCGGGAGCCAGGAAGGTCTTCATAGGTATAGGCATCGAAAGTCAAGGCATCATCTGTACGAACCTGACCAACCCAGTAGGACTTACCAGCGCCCATGCCGTCCACGAATGCGCAAGTCACAGTCGTAGTGCTGGAGCCAGAGTCGAACGTAGTCGGGTCAACCCAGACGTTCGGGGTGCCGAAGGATTCACCCTTGGCAGTCACGAAGATGTCTTCGGTGCCGAGAGCTTCAGCGAGCTTACCCTGGTTGGCCTTGGTGACTACCACTTCGCCGTTCACCGTGGAATTCAGAAGACCAGTGATCTTCTTGTGAACGATGAGCACGAGTTCCTGGTTGGTTTCAACACCGGATTCGTCGAGCAAGTAAACGCCCGGAACCTTGTAAGCAGCACCCTCTTCGAGAGTCTTGCCAGCGCCACTTGCGGTCAATGCACCAGCGGTATAACCGATGATGTTGCCGTTGTCATCCACAACCTTGGTGAAGGTGATCGTCGGAGCCGTGTCAGCGTTAGCGGACAACGTAATCTTCGGCATGAGAGCCTGTTCAACGCAAGCTGCACCGGCGTACTGGCCGAGGTAGCGTCCACGGTAGATGTCCTTCTGGATATCATCCGGGATGAACTTGTCAAGACCAGAGTTCGCCACCTTCCCGTATATAGTCGGGCTTTGAAAATCTACGAGGTCGCCAACGACAGAGAGTTCAGCGAGCTTGGTAGCAGCGTCGGAAAGCATTTCGAAGGACGGAGCGCTCACGCCGCCAACCTTCGGAGCAACGACAGCTTGCATGCCACGGAATACGTTGTGGTTGATGACATCAGCTTCAACATAACGAGCAAGCTTTTCAGCGCGCTTCTTGATGATTTCCTTTTCACGGTTGCCGATGTTGTGGAAGTTTTCCCAGAAGGTCGTTTCGACTGCGGAGTTCTTGTTCTGAACAAACGCATCGATCTGACGTTCATGGACAGCATCCGGGTCAGCAACAATACCGTCAGTCACGGTACCCGCGTCAGTGAGGTATTCGGAAACCTTTGCGCCGAACTTTTTGCCCTTGAGGTCCTGTTGAGGATAGGACTGCTTGGAAGCACGGACATACGGCATGTTGTCCGCAACTGCGGTAGCGAGAATGTCAAGCTTCTCGCGAGAAACAAAAGAATTGACTTCAGTAGCCATGATATAATCTCCTATAAATTAATGGCTGGGTGAATTTGTTTGAAGTTGAGCGAATTGACGGATCCGTTCCGACCGCCCAGCCCAGACTGGAGATTACGTGGGATTTAAGATTTGGAGCTGCAAGGGTAGCCGGAGAACCGGAAATACGCGGCTGTTTCTGCCCCGCTCTACTAATAAATATGCATAAGGTGTACTGTGTGAACATCTTTTTTACATAATTGTGTTGCTTTTGTGTTGACAATCCAACAAAATTAAGCTATCTTTCTATCAGAAACCAATCAACAGCCCGTTAGGGCAAAGGAACACCCCCATGACAAAAGAACAAGCTATCTCAATTGGCATCATCACCTCAGGTGTCGCATTCATCATTTCTACGATCTTCGGCCTTCCTGGCCAAGACACACTTTCTTCATGCTTTGGCACTTTCATCGGTATCAGCATCGGTGTGTACCTTCTTGGCCGATTCGAGTACAAGTTCGAATCCAAGTACAAGGAACTTTATTACATCGCCAACAGCGAACTCGCTTCGTTCGGTCGTGCAATCATTTTTAATCTCAAGACTATGACGCATGACGTCAAAGATTGGCCTGTACCGACTCCGCGCAAGGAAGACGTGCTGTCCTCTAGTGAATCAGACATTCCAAGTTTCGTGACCAAGTTCAGCGACTTCAAGGAAATCGTGTACGGCGTCGTAGCCACGATCGGTACGGAAGCGCTGATTAAGCAGAACGACAGCAACCTCACATACCGTCTTCACATGCTGGCGCTTATGCAAGACCAGGCCGTACATGACTGTGCTGGTGTCTGGCTTAGACGTGAAGGAAGACAGTGCCTCCGTATTTCTATAGACAATATCATGCATGTATATATGGAATGGGTGGACGTTGAATCTAACAAGGAGACCAACTAATGAAATACTACACACTACATGAACTTATGGTCACGGTTAACCGCCACATTCCGTGCAACACCAACTTCGCCTCGGATCACTTGCTTCCGAACATCCACTACTTCGAACACAGCAAAGTCACGAAGTTTGTGAACGAAACGACCTACAACCTGGTCGTGCATGCCGCTACCATTGCAAGGGAACAGAACGCACAAGACATGGACAAGGCGCGTGACCAGTTCAAGGCCGTTCTGAAGACTATCGAACCTCCGATGAAGGAGAAAATCTACTCGATCCCCGACCTCGCAATGTCCTACGGAGCCGCCGCATTCAACTCGGCCAACCAGTGGCTCACTCGTCACAAGGATGAATTTCCTATCAAGGAATTCTCGTTCAACAACCACCTTGGCGGCTTCATGACCTACAGCGAGTTCCAGCTCATGCTCGGCTGGATGCGCGAACGCTACATCTACACTCCGCAAAGGAAGGTCGAAAAGCCGAAGCAAGACAAGCTGGCCAAGACCCTTGCCGAACCGAAGCCGCGCATTTCCGAAGAACGCATCACCATTTCCGTACACGGACTTGCGTTGACTGTCGGCAAGGCCGAAGCACTGAAGATCGCCCAGTCCATCATGAACCAGATCGGAGGCTAAAATGAAAAAAGCTGCATTAGCCTTTTATTTTGTACTGTGTGTCGTCTTGATCGGCCCAAGTCTGGTTATTGGGTTTTGTTATGGTCTGTTCCAAGGAGCCCAGGCTGCATGGGTATTTCTTGAGGACTATGGACAGACAGTAGGATACCCTATTGCAATCCCTATGTCAGCGTTTGTAACATTATCTTGGCTGCCATTTGTAATGAGCAAGCTGGAGGAATAATCTATGACAAAGAAAAAAGGTTTTATCCACGTTCGTCTCGATGAAGACTTGGCCGACTTTGTGGCCAGCGTTCTAAAAGGCAGACCCGGCGGAATTAGCCGCTTTGTCAACGACAAGATACGTGAAGAAATGAAGAAGACCGCCAAGTAGGCGGCCTTTTTCTGTTACTTGTGACCGTAAAGCAAGTTTCGCACGTAGTCACGCCTTGCCTTTGGATCCAACATCGGGTTCCCAGCAGTGCCGCCGCTGCCCTGCATTCCCGGCTTGCCAATCTTAGGTGTGGGTCTTGCCGGAGCAACCGGAGTAGCTGGAGTATCGGCTGGCTTTGCGCGTTCGGCGATACACTGGCGCTCGACTTCCTTCAACGTGTAAAATTGTTCCATCGGACTGATACCCTTGACAGGGAAGACCTTCCTGAACGTGTCTGCATCATTCATGATCTTCTGCAAGACCAGAGGGCCCTTGTCGCTGCCGAGCAAGTAGTCACTAGCCATCGGACATGAGTCAAGCAAGTCACCCAAACCCTTGCTGTTGGCGTACTGAACACGCTTTAGAAACTCCTTTTTCTCATCGCCTTCGAAGCATTCGTCAATGTTGGCAAGGAAGCGATTCTGGCGTTGCTTGATGATAGCCTGTTCAGCCTCCTCGGCCTCACGCTGCTTGGCGGCTTCGGCAGCTTCGGCAGCTTCCTTCTCCGCCTTGGCCTTTTCACGGGCGTCAAGAATCTCGTTAACATCCTTGTGATTAAGGTACTTGATGTACTCCTCATCGTACTGGAAGTCGGCGCGGGTCTTCTCAGGTTCCTTCGACTGGGCGCGTTTCTTGAGTTCTTCCTCGACAGCCGCCTTTACTCGTTCATCGAAACCAGCCTCCCATTCGGCCTTGAGCTTCACCTTTTCGTCCTCAAACTTCTTTGCTTGTTTTTCAAGACGCTTGCGGATGATAGAGTTGGTGTTGTCGATTTCGTCCATCACCTCGTCCTTCGGCGTAGCTTCCGGTGCAGGGGTTTCCTCCGGCTTCGGCTCTTCCGCTGGCTGGGGTTCTTCAGACGGAGCTGGTTCCGGCTCTGGTTCCGGAGTAGGCTCTTCGGAAGCCGGAGTCTCTCCCGGTTTGCGCCATTCTTCAGGCGGTTCGTGACTCCATTCAGCTGGGGTCTGGTTGGACGTATTCATTTCGTCCACGAGTTCATCAAATGTCTTTCTGGCCATCTTCAGGCTCCTTTTTAGAATTTAACTTAACTTGTTCAAACAGATCGACCTCGCAAGTTCCGTCGATTTCGCATTCGACTTCCTTCATCTCGCCGTCTATGCACGGTGACAGAATCCTTTTATGGTTGCGTGTGTCACGCATGATCCAGCGGATTCTGTTCTGTGCGGACTTCAGCAGACAGCTTACGAAGCGCTTCGGAACGTCGGTGTCAACCTTGCGCGAAGTCTCGATTACGTACAAGAGAGTTTCGCTCTCCAGTTCATCGGGCGCATCGCCAAGGAACGAACCGTTGCGCAGCATACAAGTTATCGCATACTTGGTCACGGACATCAACAGTTCACCGAGCTCGTTATTGGAACGGTCGTCCAGGTCGTCGTTTCTGCGGAGACGTTCCAATGCTACAAAAAGCTCCGCATTCTCATAAGGGTTACGTGAAGCGTGTAGCATCAGTCGTCGTCCATGATTGCTGCAAGATCCTCTTTGTACCCAGGATCTTCAATGTAATTCATAGCCATCTGTCTGGGGTCTTTACGTACAAAGCCTATACATGCCAACGCCGCAGCGTCTGCAATATCGGTAGACATCCCTAGAACCATGCGCAAATCATCCTTCGGCGTTACCAACAACCTTCCTTGAGTGTTCTTCAACCAGCTGATTGCACACAGCTGACGTTTTAATTCCGCCGTCAACTCGAACCCTTCCACACACAAGCCGTGGTCACGTATGCAGTCGGCCAAGTTTCCAAACATCTCAGCCCTCTTGTTTGCATATACGTCATTGCGTTCAGCAGCAGAGCCAAACATGATCTGTTCGCATGCAATATTGAACTTCACACGGTCTATCACCAGGTCGCTGAACGCAGCATCGGCATAAATCTTGTCTATGTGATAGGTCTTGTGTAATTCAAAAATCTTCATTGACGTCTTGTCCGCATCCCACTTTGCATTCTTCTCCATGTACAAAGTCTGGGTACCTTTGCGTAAGAACAAGGATGTGGAGTCGCGGTCTACGCCGTTAGCACAGTCAAGGCCAAGGATGCACAATTTATCATCCGAAAGTCGGCTCTGCTGTGGGAATTCAGACAACTTAATAATCGCAGAGCTGGCACCCTCATCCAAGATAATTCCATTAAGCTCTTGGTCGCGCATAGACTTATCCGGAATCGAGTCTTCAATCAGCTTGATACTTTCTGCGGACAAGAATGTATTGTCGTATGTGGATCCAGTAATAATCTGCCAGCCCAACTTGTTCGCTTCACTAAAGCGTACATTCCAGATAGAACCCTTTCTAGGTGTAGTACAGGCGAAGATCTTCGGTTGCTTTACACCTGGGCCTCGAAGGCAAGGCGATAGAGTTGTAAAAAGGTCAGCGGGGGCAAGAGCCACCTCGTCCGCCAAAATCGCACTGCACTCAGTAAGACCACGAGCGGCATCCACACTATCGTAGCTAACGCCGTAAGCTATGTATTGTCCGTCGCAGATTGCACGGACTGGGTTTTCCTTAAAGGTGATGCGATCGTCAAGATTCCATTCACGAACCCGGTTCTTAATCTCTCTATAGAGCACATCTTTCAATGAGTCATAACGCTGGGCACAGCATATAACATTTTTGTGTTCTAACAAGTACAAAACAACCAAAATAGACATAGCGAAGCTCTTGCCAGCTCCACGACCGAGAATACCGATGACGGTAGACGCCTCAGCTCGTAGAAACTTCTTCTGCCATGGAAGGAGCTTTACTTCGATTTCGGTATGTAGTGTTTCCGCGCCCATTCTCTCTTATACCTACGTTTATCTTCCCATGAGTGAAAGCCATACTCAGCAGCATGCCTGTCGCTGCGTTCAGTATTTAAATTATTCTCTTTCTGACTCACGTAACGCAGATTCCAAGCCGCGTTGTTTAATTTGTTCCTATCGATGTGGTCTATGTACCGCTTACCCTCTGGATTTGGAACCCACACCTCTGCGACAAGCTGGTGGACTGCGTACGGTCTCGATTTCTGTGTGTGTCTGGGTTGTACCGTGTAACCTTGTCATACCCAGTAGCCGCATCAATGGATGACGGTATCCGACGCACGGATCCAGTATACCTGGAAATTCCAAAAACTTGGCCGTCTTCGCTAACAAGAAAACCAGTAACTTCGTGGATACGGACTACAATTCCATTAACCGTTATTTCTTTCATCTCCTTGCTCCTTTACTTCCTGTGCGTCGGTAAACTTTATCGACAATGGCTGTGCCGGGTCACCGTTGCTAGA